AAGCTGATATGTTTCATAGCTTACTGTTTTACCGATATTGGGATTTGCCTTTAACCACATATCTGGATTTCCAACTTCATCAATGGAATCCAATTTATACCACCAAATAGACACATGTGGATTAACATACTCCCCTTTGAGGATGTCCAGTAACTCCATTTTGATGGTATCGCCTGCTCCGTTTCTTACAGTTCCCTCAGAACTCGTAGCAACGATAATGTAGTCATCCAGCTTCGATGCACCTTGTTCAAGAGCACCAACAACATCTTCTCTCGTGTCTCCTGATAACCACTCGTCCACTGTGGAAATTTTAGGACGTAATCCCTGAAGCTTTGCTATGGACATCGGTCTTACTTCCAAAAGCGAACCAGTGAGAAAATTCTCAATACCTTTTTTGGTAGAAGCAAGCTTCATTCGCTTCGCTTTAGAACCGGTTGTATTCTGCAAAGAACCTTCTGTGAGGAACCGGAATAAAGGACCTCGTGATCGAGTAATTGCTGTACGGAATGGCGACATTACTTCATCAGCCTGTTTCATTGTAGGCGCAGTTGTAACTTGATGTGTTGTAGAAGGATCAATGTTTAATCCATATGACTGAATACATGTGTCATATAAAGATTTTGCAGCACCACGCCCCACAATAAGATATTGCTTTTTTATCAATCGCTGCTTAATCCTTTTATTTACATAACGCCCACCATGCCCATCGGAACTTGGCTCCCATACGCTCCTCTCAACAAAGTAATACCATCCATAAACCTGCTCTCCCCATAATTTAAACGAATCAAGCAGATTCAAGTCAGAACCATCCGTCAATGTCAGTTCCGATTCACAATAAGCAATCCATCCCTCGACCGCTTGATCGTCGTAATAAATACCTGGATTAGCTATTAAATCATCAACTCGATTCATCTCCATAGAGATTTCTTTGCAAACGGGTATCTCCCCTCTTATTACGGCATCTCGAAACATGCCGTAGTATTTGGGAACGGCTGTGTTTGATAATGCCATAATAATTAAATCACCTACTTGCCTGTTGCTTTCTTAATAGCCGCATCAATACCTTTCGTCATGTATTTTGATACATAATTGGTAGCGGTCTGCTTTGCAGCATTTGTCAGAACATCCTGAACAAATTTTCTTCCAACTGAAATTTCTGAACTGGTTAGCTGCTTGTACTGCTTTTCCATCTGGAGACGGTTAATCTTTGAACGAAGTTCTGAATCAGACATCTTTTTTATTTCATCAGAACTTTCCGTTTTACCAGCTCTCCCATTCGCTCTTGTAAGCTGTGCTGGTGTCCTACGAACTCCCCATTTCATTCCGAGGATTCCATAATGTTGCAGCATTTCTTCATCACTCATTTTGAATTTCCCTCCTTTGCAATGTAAGATGTTATTCCATTTGCTTCGTTTCCGGTTTCATAATATGGAACTTCTGTTATCACAATGTTTCGCTCAAGAATCTTATTTTCTGTATCCAATGTCTGAGAATCGAACGCTTTCGGTGTTATCTTGTATTCACCATCGTATGATTCATGATCTTCCGATTTTTCGATATCAGTTTCCGCTGCTACATTTAATCGCCATTCCGCTTCAGCAATCATCTTTTCCATTGAGGCTATTACCGCAGAACTCAAAGGGGGATCAAATAGCAATTTTACTTTCATATGCATATAAGATTTTACTAACTGTAGCTTTGTTTCATCAGAAATAAATTCTTTCCATGTGGAAGTTTTATCTCGAATAGAAAATCCTGATGGCGGACCAACGCCAAGTTGAGTCAAAATCATAAACACCGAATTGATATGCATGATAATATCTGAATCGAAGTGTTCATACTCTTCTGTAATACCAAGCATTTTTTTTATTGATGTAAGTACGCTTTCCATAATCTCCATAACCTCCTCTCCATCAACGTTTCCAGGGACATGTATCATTTCTGCTTCGAACAATAGGTTCTGTAATGAGAAGACTTTCGTCTCCGTAATGAATGGCATTATGTGTTGTAAGAATTGTTGAGATGAGATATTCGGGATTTAAAAGGAAATCGCTTCTTTTTAAAATATCCTCTACGGAAATTGGATTCATATGATGAATCAATATTTTCCCATATATTTCATGTCCTTCTATTCCAAGATCGCATCCATTATCTCTCACAATCACAAAATCACGAACTGACTTCCATTCTGTAGACCGATAAAAAATCTGATTCAAATATCGGTCAAATCCAAAAGTGTCTGTCCCGACAACTCCGCCTAAACGAAGATACTCGTATCGTTCTTTAAAAGTCTTCAATTTTGATAGTTCTGCATATGTCCTAATCATCGTCGTTACCCTGTCCGCTGTATATACGAAATGCATTGATGGCATCTTTATAGAGATCTTTAATTTCGTCAGTGGAATCAATAGCCCTCACTTTTGCCCTGGCTAAATTATTCTCTTCTGCTAGTCGTTCTTGTTCTAGCTTTTCTCTGGAAGATCCTAATTTCAGATAATGCGTAATGACTTGAGAAGAAGCAGTCCCCTCCAGTAATTGCTTTTCAGCCAAGTCAACAGCCAGAGAAATCATTTGAAGTTCTCTTGCTTCCGGAGTCAAAGCAGGGCGAATCTTTTTGGAAGAGCTTGTCGATTCGGAACTCTTTACTTTTCTAGCCATTTACTGTCTCCTTCCCATGTGTTTTTCAATAGATTCATAAAAGTTTTCTGGCAGTATTTAAAAGAACCCACAAAGCTGACTGCAACTTTTTTACCGAAAGGAGAAAAAAGAGTAAAAAGAACCACAGCTTATTACTTAGTCAACCTTATGAGCTCTGTTAAATACTGCCGGAAGGTAAAAACATTCTCCGAAAAATACCCCCGGGGAATTTTCAAAGACCGCCGCGATGACGGAGGGGGTGCATTTTTTACGACCCCCCCTACACCATTACACCGCAATACGATTATGTTTTTTGTACAACTTTTTTGTAGATATTCCGAAAATCATATTTCAAAATTTCATCAATTGCTCGTTCATTTTCCAACTCATTTTCTTCTTCTGAAAGTTGATCAGATGTTCTCGCAATTCTTCCAAGATACGAACATGTATGATAACCTTTTTCCTCATCGAACATGAACCATGAAGTGAACTGTTCAAATGGGTCAAAAGGATTATCAACAGTTGTAAGCATACATTTGCTTGCCATTTTACTTTGTTCACTCCTTTCCATTCAGATACTTCGATACTGTGGAACTCGATACACCTAAAGCTTCTGCTATCTCAGCAGTGCTATAACCCGAAGCATTCAAGGCCGCAATTCTATTTGCTTTTGCTGGGCTTAGTGTTGTTGTCGCACGAGGTGTGGCTCTTTGTCTGACAGTATCTATGTTTGTGTTATTAAGAATCTGGGTAAGTTTATTCTCGCTAATAGCTCCCGCTTGAATTGCTTCCCATTCACGATCTGTAATCTCGATAGGCGTTCTCTTTGCACCAACGGCGGTACGAGCCGCAGTAAGAGCCTGTTGATTAGCCTTCTTAATTTCGGCTTTTGTCATGTCTGGGTTGTCTTTCTTTTTAGCAGCCACAATGGAATTAGCCATGGTCTGTGCCTGACGTTCTCTAGGGGCATTCTTTAAAGCAACATTCAACTTCGCCATAAGGGAATCTACTTCTGCTTGATACGTTTGTTTTGCAGAAGCGGAGTAAGCTATTTTCCCACTACTAACCATCTCCTTACGAGCCTGATTAGCCAGGGCCTTCATGGTATTAGCATAGTCCGCATACGCCTCTTCCTGAGGAGTTCCAGATGAAAGTGTCCGAGCATCTCTGGTTTCTGCCATCTTGGTACTCTTCTGAGTTCGTACCTGGGTTCTCCCATTCTTATCCACATACTCCTCTCGAACAGTCTTCCAGCTTTGCTCACCGGTTTCTTTATCGATAATCGGACTTCCTTTTCTTTTTAACACTGAGGTTTCAGACTTTGCTCTTGAAATCAACGTAGCAGCTCCACCATAACCATCATCATTTTCATGAGCCTGGTATTTTTTCTTCAAGGCTGTGATTCCATTATCTTGCTCGCTCTTTTTATAATCGAGTTTATGCTTCTCGGCATCGATAACAACCATACTATGGCGGACCGCTCTTGCTAATTCATCCTGAGTAGCTCCTTTTAACGTCATGTCAGTAATCAGATTTGAAATTTTACCCATTTCTGTCTGAGTATTATTCATAATCTTAATCTTCTGACCGCTTTCGTTATAGTAGTCACCACCCTTTTTGACTGTTCCATACGCCATCTTAGGATCGAATCCCTCAAGACCTTTCAACTGTGGAGTCGATGTGATTTT